GCAGTAGTAAAGCACATGCTGTACTAGATAAAGACATTGTACCTGCAGTCGCTGTATTGATGTATTTACTCATAACGCTATATATTTCTATGTTTAGGAGCCAATTCAGGCCACCTTATTGTTATCTTCTTAACATACTGCCTAGATATCCCATACACTTGCGCTACCCTGGCTTGCGAATGCCCTTCCCGCAATGCCTCTAGGACATGTTGATCTCTACTACTAGGCTCTTTTGAACGTGGTCTACCTCTCATTTCCTGAGTCCTTTGCTAGTCTGGGTATCCCACATATGCTTAACTATAAAATACTGCCTATCATTGCCATTAAACATAATATCTGGATTCAGCATGTACTCTTTCTTAGTGTATTTCCTGATGAAGTCAGTCTGTTTCAAAGACCTAACCCCCACATGGAAGTCACCTATAGTCACCCCAGCCATCTTAGCCACCTCAGCAGGAGTACCTTCTACTATATTCACCCTATTAATGTGGTACATCATCTTGAGCAGAACTAATGCCCCAGCTTTATTCAATCTAGCCTTAGACAACATAGCTGCAGGCTGAGTACCTAACTGTAACTTATTAAACATCCCCCTTAACCTCTCCTAATTGATCAGTAGCATCTGCCCAATACTACCCCATTATCTACATAATGCAACATTAACCTTGGTTTAATCTTATATACACGATTAAACAGGGGAGTTAAATCACGTATACACGATTAAACTATTTGTAACTACCTACAAACAAAGGCCTAGCGCTCCCTTAAGAAGGAAGAAGAGTCCTCCGGACTTCTCGCCCCTGCGGGGCTTCAGTCCGTAGTCCTCCAGCTACCGCTATATTCCCTATATATAATAATATTATTTTTTTAATAGACAACATCCCCCCTACTTTTAAAACTAAGATGATCCACGAAAACCCATAGGCAATTTTTATTTTTAGGTACGAGTTCAGTACTAACTTGCAAAGTCAAGTAACGGGGAAACTACCCCCCGCCATTCAAAACAAAACGATCTTTTACACATGAGCACCATGCTTCGCCTACTGGGTATATATCATTCATCTTAATTAAGGAGCTCCATCATGTACAACATCTCAGAACAAGTCAGCCCATATCGTCAAACGTGCAACGCTACCGTTCGTACGTTCCAAGCCACCGAGGTCCTCGCAGAGGGCATCTACCGCGTACTTCATTGCGCTAACGAGGAGATCATCTCCAAACAGGTCGAGCAAGGCATCGAGGGTGAAAACCGTGAAGCCCTCATGATCGCAGCTTCCTCCGATCCAGCACGTGCTGCTGCTATCCGTGATCGCATACGTGCTATGTGATCCATTGTCCAGACCCTTCGGGGTCTGGGCTTCTTTTTTACCTAAAAAGCTTACTACGTGGTCGTGACCACGTACTAAAAACAAACACAAGGAACTAAACCAATCTAAACCAAACCACACAAGGGCATAAGATAGTACCTAGAAAGATAGTACTTAACACCTAATAATAACTAACACCTAGCTTCGCTTACTGGGTACTGAATCTTACTTAATACTTTAACTTTACTGGGAGATATACCTATGTCCGTTCAAACAGTTCCTTACCAATCTCGAAACTACACCGTTGGTCTTGATAGCAGTAAGAGCTGGGATGATGCTCTTAGTTCTATAGCTATTAAGAACAGCAAGAAACAGTTTGTTTATCGCAAGCATACTGACGGGAATCGAGTAGCTATACTCGTTAACGTTTTGTATCTACGTAAACAGACAGTCTATGTTGAACACAATGGAGTTCAGTATATCTACATCCCAAGTATGGATGTACTGGTATCTAGAGCTACTAAGAAGATAGCTTGGGAAGACAAAGCTAATCCTCAGCGTGTTCAGCTTGTTAAAGAGGCTCTCTCCTATTAAGGGGAGGGCTTTGCTCTTGCATAAGATAGTAAAAACACCTTTACACCAAAACCGTGCTTCGCTTATTGGGTGCCCTTAAAGCACCTTTGCCCATATCGGGCTACAGACTGCTATCAGTAGTCTTTGTATCTTAAAACCTTAGGAGATTTAAAATGGTTAAAACAGACAGTGTAACTAAAGAGTCCAATGGCTACATGAGTGTTACAAGTAACGTAATTGAAGTAAAAGAAGCTCCATTGTTTGACTTTGGAGAACAGTCTGGGTTGTACTTTAAACCCAAAAGCTTGAAGCTAGGTCTTCTGCTCACAGCAGATAAAGTTCAATCAGCTTTCTCAGGTAAAACTGAAAAGCTACCTGAACGACCTTATAGTTTAGAGTTTAGGCTACCGGGTGGTCATACCAAGGGCAGAGGTCTTATTGTTTATAAGAACTATACTAATGGGCCTTTAAAGCAATACGGTATTGTTAACCACTGGGACTCTGGAATTAAGTTAGCTCTTAATCAGATTGATAGGATTAAAGAGCTGGCTAAAGAAGGTGTTACCCAAGCAATGAGCGATTCAGAGCTTGCTGATGACGCGTAGTTAAATCATATGTGGATGGCTAGTGCTAAGGGCTCTGACAAGTCAACCCTTACTAGTCATCCATTTAACTTATTATAAGGAGATAAGTATTATGTCTAAGATTCTTAGTAGTCAGGAGATTAAGATTAAACATTCTAAATTGTATTACCGGTCATTGGAACTACTCGGTTCAATGGCTGTCATGTTACTGCTGGCAATAGTAGCTTACGTATCAATGTTCTTATAGGAGATTAATCATGACTAGTCAAATAGAGCAATGGTCACTAATATTCTGTGTAATTCTTCCAATTGTATTCTGTCTAATGCTAGCATCACTTCATTGGATTGATGCACATAGATAATAGATGGGTGTCAGGGCATTAGCCTTGGCACCTTCTAGATTTTAATAAGATAGAGCGAGGAGATTAATATGACCTTAAAATGGACTCCAGAATGTAATAAGATACTAGATAGGCTGCTTAAAGAGTTTATCGGAGTAGACGCTAGTGTACAGAGAGATACAATACAAGTATCTAAAGAAGAGTTAACTAACTTTGTTCTTACATTAGAAGGATGGGCTCTACAACAACATTGTGTGGCAGAGCACGATGATTGGGAAGATGAATCATGGGAAGAGTGGATAGAGCAAAATATAGATAGACTAGCAGAGGAGAGTGACGCTTTTAATAGTGAATTAAAACATAGACGAAACTAGGAGACTTCATGAACATATGGATCTTAATTATCATTATATTTGCAGGACCACAAACGGTGGGGAAACAACAGCATGAGATTTCTCAAATGGAGGCATTGAGTTCTCATTCTAATTCATCGTTTTGTCTTAGAGCTATGAAACGTGCTTTGAGTATTCAAATGCCCGTGGCAAGGGAGTTTAGATGTCTGAAGCTTAGACTTAGACCGCTAAAAAGTGCAACATGTAATTTAATGGAGGATACAAAAGGAGGAAAGTGTGAATCAAGTTAAAGTTTATGATGGTAAGGGTAATCTTAAAAAGATTATCCAGCCTGTCTTCGACTATGAAGGTACAAGTAGGGGAAATACAACTAACAAACCGTGTAGGTTTTGTGGAAAAATAGCTAACTTACTCGGTACTCAGAAGTTCTGTACAGTTAAGTGTGGTGAGCTAAATAAGCAAGCAGCAAGTAAAAGGAAAAGAGCAGAGAAAAATAGGCTACGTGCAGCAAAGCCCTCAATTCCCTGTCTACAGTGCGGTGAACCAGTTGCACCTCGTAGGCGCAAGTACTGCGGAAAAGTCTGTGATTCGAAGGCTAGGAAGCTTATAGCTATGGCTAAGCATGCACGTATTGCCAAGATAATCAAAGATACGAAGATAAAGCACAATATTAAGAAAGTATCTGATCTGGGGAACGTACTATGAAATACGTATTAGCACATCACTGTGACCATGAAGATCATGAAGGGAAGTGTGGCGAACTAGCATATTTATTTGAAGACTCAAAAGATGGAAAAACTAAAACGGTTAAGGAGTTTGTTAGTAGACGTGAGGCTAAACAGTACATAGTAACTAATGAATGGCCGTTAAAACATGTGATGATTATTCCAAAAGAGGAGATGGGAGAATGACAAATTTAGGAAAACGAGAAATAGCTACTACTATAGCTAAAAAGACAGGGGTATCTGATGATGAAGCAAGAAACTACTTGGATGCTATTATTAGTAATATCTCAAAGATAATCAAAGAACAGGGACGGTTAAAGATTAACAATTTTGGAAAGTTTACCACTCGTTGGAAAACTGCACGAGAAGGAAGGAACCCAAAAACAGGGGATCCGGTTACCATTAAAGCTAGAAAAGTGGTAACATTTACTTCATCTAAATGTACCAGGTACTAAAATATGAATGTAGTCTTAACCAGCATTAAGACTCTAATTACTGCCCGTGGGTGCGACTGCGTATGCTAGGATTAACACTAATTATTAATTGGTAGTGGAGACGTTTCTTTCATTTATGATAGTTCAATAAATTAAATACTTAAAATCAAATGTTCCATCCCTTGGCATCGGGGTTAATCTATACTCTGTCGGGGCGCAGGGTAACAGATGCCAGCCCCACTAATTTAGGAGAATGTATGGCCATTGAGCAATGTAAAATCTATGACTCTAAGGGAAACTTAAAGAAAGTAGTATCTGCAGAAGAATGCAGTGACCAATTTTGGGATCAAGGATTTGAACTCGCTCTAGGAGTCAAAAGAGAAGCTCATAGGAAACAGATAGTAAAGAACAAAACAAGAAACTGGGTTTGTGTACAGTGCAATAAGACATTTACAGCAACTATAGAAAGAAAGTACTGTTGTACTCCTTGCACAGATCCAAATGACTATACTACTAAAGTACACAAGCTAACTATTATGAAGTGTGCTATGTGTAAGAAAGTATTCCAACCGAATACTCCTCGCCATATTTTCTGTAATAACCCTTGTATTAGCCAGACTAAAAAAAGAGCAGATGCTGCTTTAAAAACAGTAGCCTGCAAGCTATGTGGTAAGTTGTTTAAGACTACTCGTAAGTTTAAATACTGCAATAATCCATGTGATAGATGGACAGCTTATCACTTAAAACAAAAGAAATTAAAGGAGAATGACAATGCCTCTAATGAGTATTAAAGATGCAATCACCTTATTACATAAGTATGAGGATCAAAACGAAAGTATTTTTATTGTATGGCAACGTGAATCTCAAGGTATAGATGAATCCAAAATTCAAGAATGGACTGAGAGACCGCGTAATACCTCATCCTTCATTCATAAAAACCCTGAAAATAAAGACTGGCCTACAGATTACTAGTCAATAAAAGGAGATCACTATGGTTAGAGAGATAACTCAAGTTAGTCACATGGGGGAGAAAGAAGTCTTTGTCCCTCTATACGAATACAAGCTATTACAAGATAAACTGTGGGATAAGGATGTAGATATACTATCATTGAGAGATAAGGTTAAGACTCTTACAATGGCGTATAACCGATTAAACAATGAATTTAAGGAGGAACATCATGGCTAGAATGGAGAAGAACTTCGAATTAGCAGCATGGGTAATCTTATTCTTATCAGCTATCTACTTTGGCGGGCACTTTATAGTAGCTACCGCTAGTGGATGGGATGGAATAGATGTAGATACTGGTAATGATATTTCATTAGATACCGGTACTAGAGCTACAACTGAGTCTAGTGGGTTCCTAGAACCAGCTATGGATATAGAAGTTTATAACTATGATTCTAATGAATCTACGGATTTTGAAATTCAATCTATCAACCCAGATACAGGTGGCCCAGTACAAGTTGAAGTATACGATTACGATACAGGAGAGTATTCAGTACTAGAGATGGAGATTAAATAACCCGGTACACCATGCTTCGCATATTTGGGTTCTTTTAACCCCATCTTATGTAATGCCCTTAGGATTCTAGATCCTAGGGGCTTTTTATTGTCTGTAACTCAAGGAGAAATGGATTATGGCTGAAATTATTGATCAATACACTATAGAAACTACGTGGTCTACTAGACTAACTGATGACATTGTCATGGAATCTATTCAAGGACAGATCCCGGCAGATATGGAATCAAACATTATAAATGGCATTGGCTGCTTGAATACTAATAAGTATGTAGATGATAAGGAGATATTTATTAAATTATTCTCTTTAATTCTTAGAGACAATATTATCTCCCCTATTCAAGCTATAGCTACTCCATTGGGGAAATGTGCAGGTATAAGTGAACCTACTAAAGCATTTGAATGGGGAGTTCTGCTATTGAAAGAGTGTAAGGACAGCGGTTTATACAATATTAAACTGGGAGAGAATGAATGCCATATAGTTCCTAGCTATACGCTAGACGCTAAAACTAAACAGAAATTAGATAAATTACAGTACCTACCTCCTATGAGCCAACTGCCGTTAAAGTGGAGAAACAACGAGAATGGTGGATGGTTATGGGAAAGCAAGCATCTAGTACTTGGTAATAGATTTAATAGGCACGATGAGCCACTGGCTTATGATGTTATTAATAAATTGCAGGGTATACAGTGGGAAATAGATAACGATACATATCTATCTGAGATACAGACCAACCGTACAATGAAACAGAAACAATTTCTGAGAGTTATAGATCAATACATAGGAACTTACTTTCACTTCGTATGGAGATACGATTCTAGAGGAAGAAGTTACTCCTCTGGGTATGATATTAACCTTCAAAGTAATGAATACGGCAAAGCGTTGCTATCATTACATAACAAAGAAGTAATTACTGAGCTACCTAATCTCTATATCGCTATAGCTAATCATGCTGGCAAAGATAAGCTTACGTGGGCAGAGCGTGTTAAATGGGTATCTGAACAAGATATGGATAAGATTGAATGGGATGAACCTATCCTAGGTAGAAAAGCATTAAGGGCATTAAAAGATACAGTAAAAGAGAAACCTACTGGATATACCATGTCTATTGATGCTACAGCATCTGGTATTCAAATCATGGCAGTATTGTCAGGGTGTAAAGAGACAGCTAAATTAGTAAACTGCATCGATCCTACTAAAAGATACGATCTGTATACTGAAGTGGCTGATTTGATGAATCAGAAGCTATCAAAGCCTCTACCTAGAAAGATAGTAAAACAAGTCGCAATGACTCATTACTATAATTCTAGAGCTACACCTAAAGCTTTGTTATCAGATGAAGAACTCAAAGTATTCTATGAAGTAATGGAAGGATTGCTTCCAGGTGCTGAAGACGTTATGAATACTATTAATAAATGCTGGAATTCTGAAGCTGATCATCATTCATGGATTATGCCTGATGGCCATACAGTCTATATCCCTGTTATTGAGGGAGTTAATGGGGTATATTCAGACATCGAGTTTGGAGACATCCCTTTGAGGTGGTACCATCAAACTAAATCTGACAATTTTAGATCTCTTTGCCCTAACGTTATCCATTCAATTGATGGCTATGTGGCTAGAGAAATGGTAAGACGTTGTGACTTTCAACTAAGTCATATACATGATTGTTTTGTATTTAATCCTAATTATCTACAAAAAGTCTGTAAGACCTATAGAGAAATCATGGCAGAGATTGCTAGTAGTGATTTGTTTGGGGACATCCTTAGACAAATAACAGGTGATCCTAAGTTACAGGTAACTAAAGCTAGTACCGATTTAGATATAGCTATAAGAAACAGTGCTTATATGCTATCCTAATAAACTCCTCCTTGAGACTTGCTCAAGTTGTAATGCTTCTTGAGTAAGTATTTGGTCCTCCCTTAATTGGGAGGGCCATTTTTTTTTATCCTAAAGACACCCATACTTAAGATTATAATAATGGTGTAACCCAATTCTGCTTATAGCTAGGAGAACTTAAATGTCCTATTTTGTAGTTAATTATTGTGAAATCAGAGCATGCCAACATTGGCGTATTCATAATCAGTGCATTAAGAATGAAACTCTAATCAGTAATTCTATTAAATATTCAGCAGATATGCATAACAGCGATATCTGTCAAGTACGTAAACAAATAGACAAATACCGTCTAGAACACATGTTAGAAGGAGAGCTCAGATGAAAATTGGCCAATGGGAATTACGAAATATACGAGACAAAATTTTAAATGAACTATACAAAAAATCAGAAAATGCATTAGATCTCCGTAGAACCAATATAGCTATAGAAAATAGAGATTATTTTTTAAACCCACTAGCAACTACCATACAAAATTTACCAGAACAGCTCTTAGCACATTCAAAAGTATACTCTGTAAGTATTAAATATGAACCGACTACAGAGACAGAAAACAACGTAATCGAAAATTGGAACTACCATTCTGAAGCTCCAATAATAAATCCGGTAGATAATTTTTCTACGATCTCTAGTTATTACGGAGTACCTGCACAAACATTGGATCCTCGATTACATAGCAAAGCCGAAACTCTCTGTAAAGATATTTTAAAAGTACGAGTAGAAAAACGAACTATGACACGATATTTGGACAGTACGATGGAAAAATATACAGGATCATTACAATTACGCAAAGTGTGGCCAGAGTCACTCCATAAACATCTACCTCCTGAACCGGTAAAAATCCCCCGAAAGTCTAAAGGGACGGGAACTAAAAAAGTGGAGGTAGTTGATCCAGAAGTACCAGCTAGTCTTAATACTCGATTAACAGAAAACTTATTTGAAGGAGCTTAAAATGTTTGAGGTTAATGCAGTTGAACTACAAGAAGCTTTAGTTAAAGACCTTACAGTAGGCCTTACTCCGATGGTAGCTTCTAGCCCAGGTATGGGTAAATCAGATATTATCCGGTATGTTGCTAAGAAATTTCAACTCAAAGTGATTGATCTTAGGGTATCTCAATGTGAGCCCGTAGATATGCAGGGGTACCCTGGAGTAATACTAGATAAAAATAATATGAGGCGAATGACATTTCATACTCCAGAGTATTTTCCACTTGAAGCAGATGCTATTCCAGAAGGCTATGAAGGATGGCTGTTATTCCTAGATGAATTTAATTCAGGAACTAAACAAGCAGAAGCAGCGGCATATAAAATTATTTTAGATAAAGCAGTGTATAGCCACAAACTACATCCCAGATGTCGTATAGCTGCAGCGGGTAATCTAACTACAGATAGAGCTATTGTAAATACCCAAAGTACAGCTACTACTTCTAGATTAAATCATTACAGAATGCGCATCGATCACAACGTATGGATTGATTGGGCTAATGGCCATAATATTGATCATAGAATCATTTCATTAATTAAATTCAAACCAGAACTTCTACATAAATTTAACCCAGGAAGTAATGAGTTAACGTTCCCTTGTCCTCGTACATGGGAATTCGCATCTAAAGTCATTATGACTGAGGATAAAATAGATAGGCTTACTACTATTAGGCTAGCCGGAACCGTAGGTGAAGGCGCAGCCGTTGAGCTCACTACTTACTCAGAAATCTACCAGAACTTGCCTACTATCGAACAGATAATTTCTAATCCTAAATCAGGATGGAAAGTACCTAACGAACCTAGTGAGCAATATGCAGTAACAACAATGTTAGCTCACAATTGTACTGAAAATAATATTGATCAAATAATTGTGGCTATCAATAGACTACCTCTAGATTTTCAAGTAATTACATTCAAAGATATCTATAAAAGATGCCCACTACTAAAAGGGCATCCTTCTATTAAAGAATGGATAGCTAAAAATAGTTCTGTAATTTTCTAACATACACCACTTACATAAGGACGGAGATTCGTTATGAACAAAATTCAAATTAAAAAAATGGTAGCTAGTCAAATTAAAGTTATTGGGCAAGTGCAAGAAGATATGGCAATTAGCCGTTGGGAACGTGCCAAAGCTTTTTATGAAATTCACGGTATGGTAGTTTGGGAGAAATCCCCATACAAATCTTTTAAACAGTTTGTTGCTATAGAATTTTTAGAGATAGCTCCAGGATCGGCTTATCTCTGGGTTCTCCATTATAGTCAAATGACTAAATTATATACATGGGCTGAAATACAAGTAATGTCTAAAAGCATTTCCTTTAGTCGAGCAGTACGTTCGCAACAAGCATGGGGCGTTAAGAAAAAGACATCACTAGTCAAGTTCATTAAATTTGCTAAAACTATTAAAAATCATGATTACGCAAACAAACCCATTGTTTCTAATCCTAATAGAATTACATTGTCTTTACCTATTTTGTATGTGGATAAATTCGAAAGTATATTAGTCCCTTATGGGTACGTTATTCCTAAGGATAGCACTGCAACTAAATACGGTATTAGCGAAGCATTAGTGAAATACTTAGATACTATTTAATACCTTTAAAGAGGAAGAAAAATGAAAGAATTAGAGGCTAAATTACTTAAAGCTAAGATAGAACTAATGACTAGATCGGCATTCATATCTACCATTGCTCTTAGTCTCAAGCATGTAATTACTTCTAATACTCAAACGGCTGATGTTAATGGGTATGTAATTCGGTATAATCCTGAATTTATTAAAAACCAAACTGTTACTCAGTTTGCTGGATTAATCGCCCATGAATGTTGGCATGTAGCATTTCAACATTTATCACGTAGACAATCTAGAGATCCTATTATTTGGAATGTAGCAGGTGATTATATTATTAATCATATGCTCACTAAAGCAGGATTTGAGATCCCTACTGGAGGACTACTAGAACAGAAGTACGATAATACTTGGTCTACAGATCAAGTTTATGATGATCTTATGAAAAATGATACAGACTTTGATACTGGCACATTGATGCTAGATTTGAATGAAGATGGTGCACTTGACGAAGAGGAGGGATTAGGTTCTTCAATTACAAATACAATTGTACGAGCAAGAACGCAAGCACAGATATCTGGAGAAGAAAAAGCAGGACTTATCCCAGATGAAATTCTACGAAGAATCGATGAATTATTAAATCCTAAATTACCTTGGCAAGTTATTTTAGCAAGATTTCTAGACATACGTATTAATGAAGAATACTCATGGGCTAGAAAAAATAGAAGATACCCTACTGACTATCTACCTAGTCTTCATAGTTACGGCTTAGGTAATCTAACTTTCGCAATAGATACGAGCGGAAGTATAGATGCCGAAGCACTTAAAAGTATGCTAAGTGAAATACAAGGTATTCAACAAGTATTTAATCCTGAACATATGACAATAATTGATTGTGACTCAGTAATTCACGCAATTCATGAAATAGATCAGAGTACAAATATTCTAGATCTAAAATTCTCTGGGGGAGGGGGTACAAGATTTCAACCGGTATTGGATTATGTAGAAACCCATCCTACTCAAGCTTTAATTTATTTTACAGATTTAGAAGGAGAAAATGATTTAAGAGATATTGATTGCCCTATTATTTGGATCTGCACTTCAGACCACGAACCCTCCAGTATTGGAGAAACAATCTATATGAATAATTAGAGGAATGTTATGGCAGATATCTCTACAGTGTTACTTATTAAAGAAGATGCACTGAATCTAGTCGAAATTTATAACCACTATCTAGATAAACTAAGTAACGAGGGCATTGCTCGGAGCTCTGTACTCGTACTACCTCTTATATATAATACCCCTACAAAAATCATAGCTAAAACTGCTAAAGCTTATTTAGATAAACTGATTGGTAAAATTCCAGAGAGCGCATCTAAATTAATTATAGCTGATAGTAGTTACTTTAAGTTTATTACTAAAGTTACTAAAGTTGCTGATTACTACAGTGCTGTATTGCCAGGAAAATACACCGGGTATGAAAAGTATAGCTGTGTGTATGTCCCTAATTATAAATCATTATTTAAACAACCAGATAATTCTAGATTTATCGATATAGGTCTTAAAGCTATTACTGGTACTGAGCGATCTGTACTTATCAATAGTGAAGAATATGGATTCCAGTATGGATCTGATCGAGAGCTCTTAGATTCACTGTACCAGTACCCAGTATTGTCTGCAGATATTGAAACTACGGGACTCAGCCTCGAAGATGAAATTCTGTCTATTTCCTTCGCTTGGACTAAGCATGATGGAATAGCTATCGATCTGTCTATTACTGGAATCCATTATCTAAAAGCATTTTTAGAATCCTACAAGGGTAAATTGATATTCCATAATGGGCTATTCGATGCCAAGTTACTAATCAGACATTTATGGATGGAACACCCAACAGATTATGCAGGCATGCTTGAAGGTCTTAATTATTTTAAGACATTCGATGACACAATGATCATGGCGTACTTAGCTAAAAATACTACTACTGGCATATTTATTGGACTAAAAAATATTGCTCTAGAGTATGTAGGTAACTACGCACTAGAACTCCAAGATCTTAAAAAGTATTCTAAAAAAGAAATACTAAAATATAACTTAATTGATGCACTAGCTACATTCTATAGTTGGGAAAAATTTAATGACGAGATAACTTCTCGGCCTTATACAGAAATATTTCAACCAAGTTTATACCCTCTATTAAAAATGATGCTTGTGGGATTGCCCATGGATTCAAATAGAGTTGAAGAAGTCCACACTATTTTAAAAACTAAAGAGAAAGTACTATTAGAACAAATACAGGAAAATGATTATGTTATTGAATTCAATCGTAAGCTTCAACAAACTACTTGTGATAAAGCAAATACTAAATTAAAAAAACTTGTTAAACCGATTGAAGATTTCAAAGATGTAATCTTTAACCCAAGTAGCCATTCCCAATTAGCTACACTACTAATTGATACTCTAAAGTTACCTATCTTAGACAAGACAAAAAGTGGAGCACCCTCTACTAGTTCCGATGTACTTAAAGATTTAGAAAATCATACAACTGATATTAATATTTTAGATCTATTACGATTTGTGAGAGAGCTTACAGATGTGTGTAAAATAAATGGCACATTTATTAAAGCATTCATGCAAGAAAAAGATTTCTTACATGGCAATCTAAAATTAGGTGGTACTCAGTCAGGAAGGTTATCTAGTAATTCTCCGAATCTAACTAATCTCCCTGCCCATGGGGGCATGGGTAAACTTGTAAAGAGTTGCATTGTGGCACCTGATGGGTGGCTATTTGCGGGAGCCGATTTCTCAGCATTAGAAGAACGTATAGGTGCAATACTCAGTAAAGATCCTAATCGTATTAAAGTATATACAGACGGATATGATGGGCATTCCCTAAGAGCTCAAACATATTTTGCAGATCAAATGCCAGATATAGATCCAACAAATGTAGATAGTATTAATTCCATAGCAGATAAATATCCAGAACTAAGACGACAATCTAAAGCTCCTACTTTTGCTCTGCAATATATGGGCACTGCTTATACTTTGCATAAGAGAGCTGGATTTCCTATGGAGCAAGCTAAACAAATAGAGAAATCTTTTAGGGAACTATACAAAGTTTCCGAAGACTTTAATAAGCACAATCAAATATTCATGGAAGATCATGGCTATGTAGAATGTGCCTTTGGACTTAAATTAAGAACACCTATTATAGCTCAATGCGTACTAGGGAATTCTAAAACTCCATACGAAGCAGACAAAGAAGCTCGTAGTGCTAATAATGCCATTACTCAATCGTGGGGCATGTTACTCAATAGAGCTATGATTGCTACAAATCACAGAATTGAAGCATCTGGCTATGGCACTAAAATTCTGCCTTGTAATATGATTCATGATGCTGGGTATTTCCTAGTCAAACATGAAGCTAGATATATTCAATTTCTTAATGATGTACTCATCCAAGAAATGCAATGGAATGATGATGATTTAATTAGATCAACAGATGTTCCAATGGCAGCTTCATTAGAATTAGGAAAATCCTGGGATACTTTAGTTCCCTTACATAACCACGCAACTCAAAAGGAAATAAACGATGTCTTTCCAATTATCTAAAGATCAAATTGATGCCGTAGACGGTGTATGTAATCAATTACTTCATATACCACCAGCCAATACTCCTAGTGTAGTAGTACTGACTGGAGCAGCAGGTACTGGTAAGAGCACAGTAGTTGGTGAAATTATGACGCGGATTAAACAACATAACCCGCTTATAGACATATCACTATGTGCTACTACTCATAGAGCTGCAGCAGTGTTATCCGATATAGTAAATGAACCAGTATCAACTGGGCATGCTTTATTTAAACTACGACCAGGTGTTACTAAATACGGTAAAGAAACACTAAAGAACGTAGGAATATCTGAAGTTCAATTTGATTCTGTTGTGATAATTGATGAAGCATCCATGATTGGTAATCAATTTCTAGAAGCTATCGTAAAAATAGTTAAACATAGGAATTTAAAATTACTATTTGTAGGGGATCCTTTCCAGTTACCTCCACCCTCAGATACTTGCAGTATCTTTGATGGTTCGTTAATTACTTTTAAACTTACTACAGTACATAGACAAGTAGGGGATAACCCTATTTTGGATAAAGCGACAGAATTTAGACAGTTTATTGAAGGATCAGTACAAAAAGAACCTACAATTGATACGCATCTAAATGCTGCTGGAGAGGGAATACATATACTACCTCATGCAGATTTTATTACTAAATTTATTGAGAAGTATATTGATTATACAACAGGTGCTGAAGTGGATAT